AACCCATGCAGGAATATCTAAGCCCATGCCGTAGTCCATAAGTGCATCCATCCACTTAAGAACTTGTTCACGCTTCTTCTGTGCTTTAGGGCAGTTAGGATCTTTCCAGTCACCTTCCCACTTGCCCTTACCAATTTGGAATCCTCCTGAATCTCCTAATACCCAGGATGTTGCTCTGTTCCTATTACGGAACATGTCTTCACCTTCATCCTGTTTATTAAGATCCAAATTGGCATGACCAGCACTATACAAACAATGATCGTAATAGAATGCCGCATTGGGATCCAAGTAGTTCATAGCCTCAATACCCAAAGGGCCGAGGCTAGCAGGAATACGTGCCGGATCTACATAATTGCTGAAACGTTGTTTGCCTATATAGGTACTATAGAATCCCGACGTTGCTGGCAAAAAGTATGCGTAATCTAATTGAGCAGCTGTTAGATTTCGATTCATTACTTGCTCTGCGCTGGTAGAATGTAATCGTATACTGCAAGACCGCTATCGATAGTAATATTCAATGCACCTGCATCTGCAATACGCATTGTTTTATCTCCTGTTAGGTTCAAAATACTTTGAACTGCTGCAACTGGCCAGCTCCATGTTTGGCGCAATTTGCCATTTACACCTGCTTGGAAAATAAAACTTCCAGCATGTGTGCTTGCATCTCCGAAACTAACAACCAAGTTTCCGTTATCTGTACTAACTTGAAAATTATTTTCTTCAGTATGTGCAGCCGCTTGAAACTTCAAACGTTGGATACTTGCCATAGTTGGTTCGAATTCAATGTTCCATGTGGCACCTTTGAACTTGACTGATTTTAACATGTCGTTAATGACTTGTTCAGCCATAAATCGATAGTCATTTTCAAAGTCACCTGCACCGTTAACAAAATGCAGTCCTGTTGGAACTTCTTCTCCGTTACGTTCTTGTTTTACAACTGTAATTGTAAAGTTTTCTTTGTACTCTGGACACTTAAGATGTGTATCTAATTTGTTTAGATTAGGCATACCGAATACGCCTTCAAAGTTTTCAACTGGCTCTTTAGTTTTAGCGTTAAGAATAACACTACGATCTTCAGCCATTGATTCAATTGCTGTTTCTTTATCAGTTGCACTGATTTTAATTAAAGGCAAAAAGCCCAAACTATGTGTGTGTGCTACTAGGTCTTGCAAAAAGTCTTTCATATGATTCTCCATGTTTTTTATTATATAGGTTTTTTAGACAATGTCAAGGGTTTTTCCTAACCTTCTTGTTATATTTTATTGCCGATTCAACTAACGTATGACTTACTCCTAATTGATCAGTGTAGTGAACAAACGCATTTGTATCTTTGGGGAAACAAGCACCCCCAAATCCTCTACTGCCATCCGGTCCTGGAACTTGCATATGGCTATTACCAATACGTTCATCTAACTGCAACATACTGATTACTGTGTTATAGTCTGAACCATTTAATTTACACATATCGTATATTTGATTAAAGAACGCAACTTTTACACTTAGAAAACAATTAGTGGTATATTTCAACATACTTGCTTCTGTTAATGTGCAATGTAGTACTTTATTTAGGTTTTTAAGGCTAGATCTAAATAAATCTTCCCACATACTGTTAGGATCTCCTCCACCTAAAACCATGTATGTTTGATTGGCAAAATCTTCGTTGGCACTTACAGCACGTAAAAATTCCGGACTGTAGGAAATTTTATGATCAGGATAGTTTACTAGCAGTCTATTTAGGTAATCTGGTCGGACAGTGCATTTAATCAGTACTGGCATAGTCTTTGGCACAGTATCCATTACTGTATAAATCTGACTGACATCACAGTCGCCTAGTTGTGTACTAGGTGTTCCTACACAAATAATAACACCTTCTGCATATTTGAAATCAGATACAATGTTATCATTTATTTTTGGATCTACTATGTGTAGTACAGCATGGTCCTGTATGGCGTTAGCAACTGCTTTGCCAACAAATCCGTATCCTGCAATTACGATTTCTTTTTTCATATTAAAACTCGAATAAACTGTTAAATGTATTTTTTTCTTCTGTACTGCTTATGTCCCATTTAAGAACACCGATCAAGTTATCTAACTTTTTGTCGATAACGGTAGCTTCCATCTCTGCATGTTCAAACGGTAAATCTTTGAACCATTGTGGAAGACGTAACTCATCTACAGGATAAGCCACGCTAGTAAACCCCATAGCATTGGGTTTGAGTTTACAGACAATAACTTTAGCACCGTCTGTGATATTCATACTGTACTTGTCGTTGAACATACGTTTCAAGGTATTCCAATTAATACTAGCACGCACATGTCCGGGCATATTGGCTTTGCCAGCTTTCTTTTCTTTATCCTGATAGTCTGTAATATTATTAGCACGTTTAGGGCTACCTTTTTCCCAACCAGGACGTCCTTTGAACTGTGTTCTAAAATGTGTTATGTGATCTAATACTTCTTCTTCAGAAACACCAGTCAACACTTTTTCCAATACATCGCTTAGGAAGTTCTGAATGAATTCAGGAGTATCACTACGCTTCAAATCCAAACCCATGGCCTTGATTTTACCTGGCTTGCCGTCTATGTCTGTGCGTTTGCCTTCTTTGTCATAATATAATACAGCATAACGTTTCTTAGTAATGAACAAGCCTTTGATAGCAACAATCTCTCGACCTGCTTTAATCACTTCTCCGCGTGTTTTGGGACAATGAAAATTGTCCAACATAAACTGTGGGAAAGTGGTATTAACTTCTTCTCCGATTGTATCATACAGTTGTATTACTGTTTCTTTGGTCCAAGGTATACGACCTGCATCGATGTCTTTTTGTAGAGTCTTATATGCACTGAAGTAACAACTATCAGTATCGCCGTAGATAACTGATTTACCTCTATGATCATATTCTCCTGTGATAATTTCATTTACCTTACTAGCCATATGTTTAACAATCTGTCGACCAGTTAAGGTAGTTGATTGTCCAATGCGTTTATCAAAGAACCTACAACCACTGTTAAGAATAGCACCATACAAACTGTTCAAGTTAATCTTCTTAACTAGTTGTCGTTTGTCCCAGTATTCTTCTTCGACTTTGTTACCTGCCTTAATTGCTTCTTTAAGTTTGGCCTGCATCTCTTTACGTTCAGCATACCAACGCTTTAGTAGTCCTGGAATAATACCTTCTTTTTCGTAAGTAAAGATTGTGCCATTAGCACTAAGCATCCAGGGCTGATTGCTTTCATAGATAAGTCTGTAGACTTCGGCAGCGCTGAGTACATCAGTGTCACCGTTTTCCCAATCAATAGTAATGTCAGTGCCAATCTCACCATTCATAACAGCTTCGTATTCTAAACTGCCAAAGATACCTTCCCATGCAGCAGCAAAACTGTTACCTTTTGCCATCTTAGTTTCGATATATTCTTCTGTTAGTGTTTGTCGCAACTGCCCAATAATAGTTTCTGGGCCCATATTCAATGCACGAATCGCACTAGGATATAGTGAATTAATATCTAAAGATCCAATCCAATCATGAATGCCTTCTTTAGGCACAGCAACATACGCACCTGCAGCCGCAGTATTTTCTTCTCTATCGTCTTTCTTAATACGATTAGGTACTTGGAAACCACGACGATGTGCTTCGTTAATAATAGCCTGTTCCGTTACAGCCACGGCACCCATTGTGGTCTGTAACAATACTGTATTTTCATGTGCCAGTGTATTAGCAAGATCCATGAACTTTAGTTTCTTGTCTAGATCATCTAATAGTTTACAGTCGTTAATGTTATATTCTACAAATGTACGAAAGTCATTGTTGTATAACTGATCTAGTGTACCTTCGTATTGTGTTTTATGTTTGCCCAATTCATACTCGGCAATCGCATCAAGTCTATAGCTATGACGTTCTTCATATGTATACTTGCGATACAGTTCAAGATAGTCCAAGTGCACACGACCGATGTAATCGTAAGTTGTTGCAGTCTTGCCATACTTTTCATATTCTCTACGTTTTGGCAATTGATCAAACAGACAAAAACGACGAGTATCTTCTTTGCTTAATGCTTTGATAACACGATTAGTAGTATAAGGTACGTCAAATCCCTCACTGTTCCAACCACTTAAAATATCTGCATCTTTAATCAAGTCTAAGAACATATCCAACAAGTCTGCTTCGTTGTCAAACAAATATGTGTTGGGGAAGTCTTTGATCATTTCCTTAGCGTCCTCCATCTTAAGTTTCTTAGGAGGAATTGCCAAACATACCATAGTTTCCATCCACTGTAGGTAGACAGCAATCGCAGTAATTGGCATAAATGCATCGTCAGGACTTGCATAGCCACGCTCTGGATCAAAGTCTACCTCAATATCAAAAAACGCTACGTTTAGTTTAGGAGCATCTTGATTTAGATAGTGTTCACTTAGTGTTACAAAGATTGGATTGATATCGCTTTCGTAAAGTTCTTTACCACTGTTAATGGCCTGTTCTTTACGTAGCTCTTTTGTGTTTTTACAAACGATACGTGTGAGTGGATCACCGTAAATTGAAGTAAATTTCCCTCTTGGGTCTTTTACATAGAATGTATGTTTTACCGCAATATCGCGGAATTCACGTTCACCTTTCTTATTGCGTTCAACCACTTTAATGATATCATTCTCGCGGTCAAACCATGCGTCTACATAGCTCATACAAACTCTCCGATGTCATTTGAGGCTGACAAATACCTTCATGCGGTTTATTGGCCCGCGAGCCTTCTAGTGCAATATTTATTAGATACGTTTAGTAATATCCAAAATTGCTTCAATTTCTTCCCAATCTTCGTTATAAGCCTGCCAATCACCTTTGTGGGCAATCTTAATAGCTTTGTTAATAACTGAGGGTTTAATTTGTAATTCTTCTGCAACTGCTTTAACAGTTTCTTTCAAGCCTTCTTGCAAGTCTTCAACTTCACGTAGGACTGTTGAGCCTTCGCTGATTAATCTTTCTAATTTAGCCTTTTCTTCTGGACCGTAACTTCTGCCTGGCATGCTATCTCCTTATATATAAGCCTATTGTATATTAATTATTGTATAAATGCAACATTTAGAGGTGGAAATGGCAGAAATTAATCTGCCATTTTAGTTGATTAACCTCGAGCTATTTTGAGCCAGCGAGCTAATTCATCGTTACTTTCTTTTACAGTATCTTGATCAGAGTCACTAGTTTGAGGTTGAGACATCATGTCCATATCGTGTGCAGTTACATTACCGACAGTTGCAGGAGCAGATGGCATTCCATTTTGATCGGATTGAGTTTGTTTGTTATCTTTTTTATACCTAGCAATGATTGCATCCGCATGACTTGTAGTTTGTCTCCATTTGAAGTCCTTAAATCCTTGTTCTTGAGAACCGTAGTCTTCTAGTTCTTTAATTTGTCTAATCAGCTCTTCTTGTTCTGGAGTTAATCCTACAGGAGCAGCTGGTTCTCCGTTTTGATCACGATCTGGTGTATTGATCGGCCCTGGAGTTGGCCTTGGTGATGGGCTCGGCATTGGATTTTGATCTTGTGCATGACC